ACCATCAACATATACATCACTACCAAATGTACCAATTCCACTAAAAGTAGATACTCCAGCAGTTACAACAAGACCTCCAGTAGTAACTCTAACTCCTTTGCCAGCAGTTACAATACCAATAGAATCAACATTAGTTACATCCTCATAAGTAATAGTTCCTGCAGCCGAAATATTCCCAGTATAATAAGCATCACCTTGAACATATAATGCATAATCAGCTCTTGCAGTTGTTGCAATACCAACATTCTTAGTAGTACTAACTCCTATAGAATTAGAAGCCCAAGTTCCACCAGCTCCAACACTTACAGTAGAAAACTTAAACTTATGTCCAGATGATTGAGAAGTATCAACCTTCAAATACATTCCATCATAAGCACTAATATTAGTAGCAATACCAGCAATATCATCTAGATATTGAAGATCAACTGAACCACCTCCACCATAGGTAGCTAACTGCTCCTGAACTCTATTGACAAAAAGTCTATAATGACCCTGTAACTCATTGAAAGTAACGAATTTCTGATCTAATGGAGTAAGAGGATCTTTATTATCTTCATTTGGAGGAATATTTAATAATCCCTCTTGAACATCTTGAAACTCATGTTGTTTGACTTTTAAATCAATCACCATCTCTCTTAAAGATCTTAACTCTTCAGAAAGAGGTTTGAACTCTTCTCTTACCTTTTTAATATCTTTATCTACCTTTTTAATATCTTTATCGTAATATTTTACTTCAGGAAGATTAGAAATATCTTCCTTTACCTCATTAAAGTATTCTGTAAGAGCAGAAGTAATCTTATTCTGAGAAGATATATTCTTCTCATTGAGTTCCTTTATTTCTTCTGATATTTTCTGTTTAAGAAGATTATACTCACCCTTTAACTGTTTCTTTAATTTTCTACCATCATCTTTAAATTCACTATGATGATCCCAAATTTTTAGAGCAGCTTCTTTTAATTCTTTATAAATCTTATCCTTTGAATTCTTCAAATCAGAGGACATTTCTTTAATATCGACTCTAGCCTCAAAATCTTTAGTATCAAAAGTTTCTGAAACTTGTTGAATTTCAGAATCAATATGTCCTTTTAATAAATTTAAATGATCATTGACTTTAATGAAATCATCATCAATTACACTAAATGTTTTTCCAATCCATGAAAAATCAGGAACCTCATTAACTTCATTAACCCATTTAGGAAACTGGGGGATCTCTGCTCTTATATTATCAATATTTTCTTTTAGAGACTGAAGATCATCCTCATAATACTTTACTTCTGGAAGATTTTCTATTTCTTCCTTAAGTAAGGATATTCTTTCTTCAATAGAAGTTATATTTTCATCATAATATTTTACTTCAGGAACTTCTAGAATACAATCATGAATTTGATCAACATACTCAGTAAGTTTTTTTAATTCTTCATCATAACATTTAATTTCAGGAATATCAGGAATATCCTTTCTAACTGCATTAATAAGATGCAAGACTTCAGTAAGATCTTGCGATTCCTTAACTAGTTCCCCATCTGGCAGAACTTTATGTCCCTTAGGAATAGGCTTACATTTTTGTTCATCATTACAGAAATATTCTCCTTCCCCACAAGTATTTTTTTCTTCTTCTACTACTTCTTCCTTCTCTTTAAAATCTTCAACTGAAGGTAATTTATATTCTTCTAAAATGCTATCAAGAGAGGGTAATTCCTCTGCCTTATAATCATCTATAGATGGTAAATTGTCATTATTATCTTCTGACATTTTATGGATACTAAAAGTACTTTGGGATTTATCTCCCTTCCCTATTTAGTATTACCCTGCTCTTTCAACATTTTTTGTAAATCTGCTGTAGATCCTACAAACAAGGCATTAGTAACATTTGTTGGACCTTTAGTTTCTTCTTCCTTATTAACATCCTTTAATTTTTTCTGAAGATCCATTAACTTATCAGTTGCATCAGAAACACTCTTAATTAACTGACCTGCAACCTCATAAGCTCTAGGCATATCACTTTGTTCAGCTACATCCAGAATACCATTAATAGCTTCCTGACCCTTTTCAATAATAGAGTAAAGATTACCTCTAGTATATTCATAATCTCTTTCAACATCACTTTTTGCAAGTCTATCAGGCTTTTCCTTATCAACTCCAACAGAAACTTGGATAGAATCTACTTCTACTTCTGTGGGAGTTATATTGAAAGTATTATTTAATTTTTCAAATTTGCTAGACATAAATTAAACTTAGAACGTAGAACCATCAAATCCAAAGTCATCCCCAACCTCAATCAAGTTATCATCAGCATCTGTAATGGTCTTGACCTGAGCCCCCAATACATGATTTTGAACAGTAGTATTATCTTGTGCTCTTCTTACTGTAAGTTTATTACTACTCACAGCTTCTATATAGATCTCTTCTTGATCAATATAGATATAAGTCTGAGCAGAAACTGCAGTACCATCATCCACTTCAATAATAGTATCAGTCAAATTAACATTTGCAGATAAAAGAGTTGAAACAACACCATCATAATCCTTAGTGGCTCTGGGAACTACTGAGTAAGTAAGATCTCTGGATGGAGTTACACTCTTATCATAAGTGCCAGCAATATATCCAACTTGAACCTTCTTAATAATATCACTAGTAACATCAGCAATAGGACCATAAACATAGGTTTTGGCTGTAAATCTTAAGGTATAGATAAGAGCTCTCCTAGTATCAAAATTTCCTTCATAATCATCTTCCATTTCAATACTATCCAATTGAATAGGAACATTAATTACTTCTTTTAAATTACCTAAAAATTTAATTGGAATAGTATAAGTGGGCTGAAAATATGGTATAATTTGTTCTGTAATTTGAAGCATATCATCATTCAACTTTGTCAAAACACTAAGTTCAAATGACATATTATATGGAACAGGAAGATAGGCTCTTTGAATTGTAGTTCCATCAGGCTCTTCCATTGCAAAGGTTTGAGTCTGAGTCATTTTTCTGGTGGGATCATACTGTAATCCCAAAAACTCAAATGACATTCGAGGCAACGTTATTTGAGTAGGTCTATTAAGATCTACGTCTTGCTGCATTCTAGCAAGAAACTTTTGAGTAGGTCCATAAGCCAAAGGCACTTTAATGACACTACTATCCTTACGAACTTCAATTCCATTAAAAATGGATCCAAATGCAATAATGACAGATCTAAAGATCTCGTTATAAAAATACTCAAACATTACCTTATACCTGTGTATGTACTATTTAACCAATTACGGCATCCCAAACGGATTAGTCTCAGTAAAGTCTATGATATCATCTGAGCTCAACTCAATAGTTTCATTATCAGAGAATGGAGTTGTAGTTATAGTTCCATCATCACTGGTTCTGTTAGTAGAATCCCATGTATCCTGAACTCTTAAAGCATAAGTAGCTCCAGATTCACCTCCCACTATATTCTCACCCGGACTAAATCCTCCACTAATAATTCCTACTTCCAATTCATAAGTCTGAGCATTCCAAGACTTAACCCTAGCAGTAGTTCCTGATGTTGAACCTGTTACCACTTCGTTGAAGATATAACCACCAGTACCAGATGAAGATGGTGCGCTGAGACTTATTGTAGGAGCATCAGTATATCCAACACCAGAATGGGTGATATACATCGATGTAACAATACCTGCAGCATTAATAGTAGCAATACCAACAGCCTGTGTTCCACCTGCAGGCGGTGCTGAAATGGTTACAGAAGGTTCTGTAGTATATCCGGATCCAGCATTAGTAATAGAGAATATTCCTATAGATCCTTGATCAGTACTAATACCAACTGTAGCAGCAGCCCCTGAACCATATCCCGTAGGATCATTTATAGTAATTAAAGGGGGTTCGGTATAACCAGCACCAGCATTGGTTATATTAACAGAAGCAATCTTTCCACCTACACTTCCATCAGCATTAATCCATTCAGTTGATATAGACCCTATACCACTAGCAGTAGTACCGCCGGAAGGTGCAGAACCTATTCCAATAAGTGGTTGATATAGATATCCATTACCCATATTGGTCATGAATATTTGAGTTACTGCTCCACTAGATACATGAGATGCAGTAGCAGTTGCCTGAACAGAAGTTCCTATCAAAGAAAGAGTCTGAATATATCCAATCTGTTCTATTTCATCATCAATATCTTTAACACCAGTATCCAGAACTTCATCCTCATAACGGAAGAGTTCACATCTCAACTCATAAACATAATTCTTCTTGAGTTGATAAAAAGGTTGTTCATGCTCAACATACTTAATTTCAAACAATCTATCTCCTAATGGGAAATAGATGATATCTCCTTCCTTGGGGCGGGTATATAATTCTACATTTGCACCACCTTTCATTAAGGGACTAATATAAGTCTCAAACCTTTCTTTAGAAATAATTAATGTTAAATCATCTACATCCTGGATACCAAATTTAGATAAGAGTGTTCCTTGTCCCCCATATCCTTCATAATTATCAACATATGCTTCTATAGGATATGCATCATCAAATTTGGATTCTATTACTTCCTTAATAACAGTATTAGTTTTTATATATTTTCTAGGAATATAATAAACTTCAACCCCATACATCTTCAACTGTTCGTTGACAAGACTTTGGAGAAGTTCTTGTTCGCCTGTCGCTCCATTAAGAGTGTAAGAATTAAGAGCCATAACCTTAACCTATCAAATCCAACGGGGGAATCTCATAAGTAGAAGACATTTGAGATTTAATATCATCAAGTTCCTTTTGAGCATCATCATAAATCTGTCTTCCATTAAACTCAATACCACCAGGCAATTTAACTCCCTGGAATTTAATTAAATTTTGTCCCCACTGCCTCTTAATTAAAGAGGTTGTATATTTCTTTAAGAATGGATCATTCCATACTCCGGTATAAGTATTACCATCCATGGCTGACCAAGCATCAATAATCAAATACTTATCTTTACTCAAATTACCCCAATCTACATCCAAATATAATCTATCCATTCTTTGATTATAACGAATAGCTTTATGAGTATTAAGAAGAAAATTCAAAGTCTCCACATAACTCATAGCCATTGAATAACCCAATAAATCAGCATTTCCCCAATAATAAACATCATTTAAAAATAACTGATATTTAAAACTAAACATATTGGAGATACTCATAGATTGAGCATCATCATATTGCCATACTTTATTAATTCCAATTATATTTGATGGGATTTGAAGGTAATTACTACTTTCATAGTAGATAGATTCAACAGCTCCGGTTCCTGTATCTACTCCAGTAGTGGTATATGTTGTAATTCCTACTCCATCAGTAGCCTTAGCTTTGCCCCTATCAATCTCAGCTTGAGTAATCTTATGCTTATAATAAACTTGGGTAACACCATCATAATGTCTCTCATTCCATACTTGTAGAGCATCATCAATAAGATCCTCACACTGTTCTTCAGCAACATTAATTTCTAAGACAGGAGCGCCCAGCTGTCTTAAGCAGTATTGTTTTAATTCTGATCGAGAGGTGGGCTGCGCCATTTTATACTACTACTATTTTTATATTTATGGTGCGGAAGATACCCCCGCCTGTACTAATATGTTGCCCTCAACAATTCTATAAATGGTAGACCCAGAACTTACTAAAATATCATACCAATATCTTCCACCATTTAGTGACCTAGTAGCAGTAGAACCTAATGAAATATCAAATTTTCCTCCTGCTGCACTAGTAAACCCTACAGCAAAAGTCGCAGCTGGATAAGCAGTAGATCCTACCGAAACAGATTTCGTCATCTGAGAAGAACCAGTCCAACTTGTAAAATCAAAATTGGTTCTGTCATTTTTTAGCACATGAAAAGAAGATTTAAAATCTGTACCACTATTAATAGTTAAATTAACACCATATGATACTCCATCAGGAGGATCAAATGTGATAGCGTTATTTGCCATTTTACTTATCTATGAGGATTTGGAGCATTTGTTTAATGTCACTTATTTCATTTTCAACTTTATCAAGTCTTTCTTTATCGGAAAGAAGTTTTTCTCTTTGAGCAATATAGGCCTGGTATTCACTATTATTCTTATTCACGATAGCACCTGAATGGCTATCTTTAAATAAACCCCTCTCATCTTTTATAGGAATTAAACTCATCTTATGCTAATGCCACCACCCTGAGATTGCTGATCTGGGGAGCAAAAGCTTGATTAGTACTTGTTCCAATAATTTTAATTCTAAAGTTTGTGAATGATGGAATTCTATCAGCAGTAAACCTATACTCACTAAACATACCCAAAGATGGGTTTGATGCGAAATTATCCTTTGTTGGAACTCTTATATCAGAAGATCCATCATTATTTGCTGGATCAATAACAATTCCAGGCCTACTTGGATTGAGGTTCTTATAACCTGGGAATGGAACAAATATAGAATCATCAACATCACCTGGTTGATTTAAAGAGTAAAATACTCTCACATCACTCGCATTACTCATATAAGCATCTATACACACCTGTAAACTTGTTGCTTCATTTTCCAGTGTTATATTTTTAGTAACATAGAAAAATCTATGAGGATCTTGATCAGTGGTTTTCACATCCAAATTAGTAGCATAATCTCCAACTGGTGCATTAACTCTATTGGAAGTAAACACTAACGAAGTTCGATCCAAATCAATCATTGGAGAAATCTTGCTATTACGAGTATTTAAATTCACATTCACGGTGAGAGATTTATTTGCTGGAAGAGAAGTAAGATACTGA